TGTAGAAATTGTAGGTGGTACGGTTGGATTATACTCTAATGGATCATTTAGCCCATTAATTGAATTATCATTATATGTATTTAAATCTGATAATGAACATTTCAAATGTAGAATAACGTTTGGTGTTTGTTGTGGTTGATCTTGATTGTCGGGTTCTTTGGTTATCAACTTACCACCTTTGGGTTTTCGTCCACGCTTCTTTGGAACATTGTCAGTAACAAGTTCAGTAGGTGTAGTAGTTATAATTTCAATAGATTCTGCCTTCTTTTTGCGTCCTCTCTTTTTTTTAATAGGTTCCATATTATCGGTATTTTCCATGTGATTGTATTATACTAATTAGACCAATTTTCTTTTATATGGTTTATAAAAAGTGTATTTGTGGATGATATGTTTACATGGACATTCGTGAATAACAGTGTCTGCATAATGGCACATAATTATCTGATCCAATAACAACTTGTTCATTTTCTTGTGTAAGGCGATGTGAGAATATTGCATTTTGTTGGCATTCTTTACATTTTGCAGTTAGTTTAATAACTGAATCACTTATAGGAATTAAATCCAACAATGCTCCAAATTTATTTCGTTTAAAATCGCCATCCAACCCACATACAAATACCTTTTTCTTATGGGTTTCTACTAACGTAGTTACGGTTTCATATAAATCCGGAAAGAACTGACCTTCATTAATCAATATAATATCAATATCGTCCAAATGCTTCTCTTCACAAACGTCTGATAATGTGGTCGTAAATATACAAGGTATCATTACCTTATCATGAGAAGACAACATGCTACTATGATAACGAGTATCACCTGAATAGTTGATAACTTTGATATTTGAAGATTGATAAAATTTATTATATAGGTCAATTATACGAGTAGTCTTGCCAGAGAACATAGGTCCCAAAATCAATTCCAAATAACCGGTGTTGGGGTGAACAGAAAACGAGTTCATTTTAATATAGATATTCATCTACTCTTATATTTATATGGATTCAATTTTACAAACATATATTGAACTAGTAAAAGAAACATAAATACATTAGAATATATATTTATAGAAATGCAATCAGTAAATAATACAAAAAATAATGACAACGTACCATGGGTTGAAAAATATCGTCCAACCGAATTTGACAATATAGTATTAGATCATGTTAACCGAACATTATTTGAGAATATTTTGAAAAATAAATACTTTCCAAATTTGTTATTTTATGGACCCCCTGGAACTGGTAAAACAACTACCATTATCAACTTGATACGTGAATTCCAAACAAGGTATAATCAAACATCACAAAGTAATGTCATACATCTGAATGCATCAGACGAGAGAGGCATTGATATTATTCGCAATCAAATACAGCAATTTGTCAAATCTAAAAACATGTTTGAAACTGGACTGAAATTTGTTATACTGGACGAAGTTGACTATATGACAAAAAATGCACAACAAGCACTCAAATATTTGATACAATTGTCTCAATACAACGTGCGATATTGTTTAATATGTAACTATATAAGCAAGATAGAAGAACCCTTGAAAAATGAATTTATATGTATCCGATTTAACCAACTACCAAAAGAAGATATTCATAAGTTTATAAAAAATATTGCAGAAAATGAAAATCTAATATTATCAAATCCAGTGGTTGATACAATCCAAACAACATATAATTCAGACATTCGTAGTATGATAAATTTTATACAATTGAACCAAAACAAAACAGATTGGAACAATAGTATAATTACAGATAGTATATGGACTACATTACATGAGTTATTTATTCAACATAATTATGATGAATCGCTTGTATATATACACAATTCCAGTATGCAACATAATGTTGATAAAAAAACAGTTATCAAGAAATATGTTGATTATGTTATGCGTAACTACCCTGACATTATAACACCGCATTTTTTGAATGTAATTGAGATAGTTATGCATACACCAGATTGTGATATTACAACTATTTTGCAATATATATGTTATAATTTGTATGAATAACGATCCCATATTATTTTTCTGTAAAATTGAAATTGGATTTAAAGAATTTTTATTGTAACAATTTAATATAATTATGGATAACATTGATGATGAATGGAGTAAGTTTCTGGCGAACCAATCTGATAGCAGGTTTGGAAGTACGAATATAAATAATTATTGTATTCAACCACTAAGTACAAATGGTATATTAGATAACGAATATAGTGAAAATAATAACGAAAATAATAAAATATCAGACGAGGCCCCGGAATGTGAGAATTTATACATATCTACTAAAACGAAGGTATTGTTCTTAAATCAAACTATTGATATTTTCAATATATTTTGGAATATACCAATCATAAACTATTGGCAACCCAAAGATGGAATTTTAAAAAAACAAATCAAAGTAGTATCTAATACACATGAGGAATTTATGGATTATCAGTCAAAATTGGCAAATATTGTATATTATAATGAAAATATTATTAAACAGATTGATAATCCATCTGCACGCCGAGTAAAATATAAAGATGAACGAAAAATTACAATTGGTATGTCAAAAAAGGATATTATGAATTGCAGAGGAAAGGTAAAAAATGCATTTTATAATTGTTTTGCTATCATTATGAGAATAAATCATAATGGTATATATAAAGAAATGCATGTGAAGGTGTTCAATACTGGAAAAATGGAAATACCCGGCGTAATAAATGATGATATTTTAGAAATTGTTAAAATACGCATTATAACGCTAATTCAAAAGTATGTAAAAGAACCATTAGAATTTATTACGATGGAAAAAGAAAGTAATATATTGATAAATTCTAATTTCAATTGTGGTTATTTCTTAAACCGTGATATATTGCACTCTATTTTGCGAAGTTCAAAATATGGTATTGAAACATCATATGATCCATGTAGTTATCCAGGCGTCAAATGTAAATATTATTATAATAATAAAATAACTGATGTCTCATTGCAAACTGGACAAATAATGCCAGATGATCGCAATATGAAGATGAGTGAAATCGGTGATAATAAAACTTATACGGAAGTATCATTTATGATATTTCGCACAGGGAGTTGTTTAATTGTAGGCAACTGTTCGGAATTAATATTAAATGTTGTTTATGAATTTATAAAAAAGTTATTATGTGTAGAATACTCATCTATATCTGTAAAATCAAACGAAACAATTGCAAAGACGAAAAAAACGAAGATACGAAAAAAAACAGTTTGGATTACAAATTAGGGTAAGTTACCTATTGTATAACCAAGACACTAATTCATCCATATCACCATTATTATATTTTTCTTTTAGAATATCACGACTGAGACTGAATTTAGTTAATAGTTGCTCATTTTTATCTTGTTCTGTAACTGATCCACTTCTTACACGTCGCATTTTTTCAGTCTTTGTTATCATAGCAACAAGTAGTTTATAATATGTATTAAAATCCGGTTCAAACTTACATTGTATATTATCAAGATAAACGATAGCAAAATCAAGTTTATCAACTGAATGTAAATAACGCAATAACAGATTATCACATATGGACTTTCTATTCTCAAATGTATAATTCGCATTATTCCAATAAAACAATATGTTTATAATTCGTGAAATTTGTAGATACATATTACACCATTCCTTATCATTTATGATAATAGAATCATCCATTAATGTTAGAATATTCGTCATTTTATTAGAAGAATCATTGTCTTCCCCGTCGTGTATATCAAAAATGGTTTTCTTATATACAAATAAAACAGCATCTGTATTATTCAAATTTTGTGTTAAATTTGTTTTATGAATTTGTTCTATATATTCTAAGAAATAATAACATGCTTGTTGTGTATAATAATTCGCTTGTTCTATATTTTTTTTTCTTATTAAAACATATTCAAATACACGATGAATAGAATTTACACCAATGGAAAGTATTGAAATTAACTTATCTGATGTTCTAATTAATTCGGAATTACTGATCTTTGTAAATAGTTCTTTTATAGCGTAACAATATTGTTCAGCAATGCATTGTTTTAATGTAACCGGATTTTTTGCTGTCATAAATTCTAAACTATACACTATATGCCGAAAAATTAAATATTTTATTCAATAATGATTTAAAGTAATTATACAAGTATATATTATACATTAAATATAATGGAAAATACAAATCAACCACCAACTGCAAATGGATATAGGTTACCTGAAAATAATACACTCCAACATGCTGCTAAATTGTCAATTATTGAAGATAAGCCCATTATGATGGATTACTGGACAAATTCTTTGGATAAGGATGTTATTATTGGAGTTAAAGACAATCAAGAGAAGTTGATAGTTAAGAGCGAAGAGGAATACACAAGTCCTGTGTCTAAAATATATAAGGTAGGTAAAGAGTACATTGTAATTACAGAGAATTCAATTTATATTGTGGATGTAGAAATACCAACCAAACGTATTAGTGCATAATTTACTTAATTTGTATTGAATTTCATATTCAACATAAATTTTACAATATTGTTTTGATAGAAGTTAATTGTTCTTCTGTTAATTGATCTGGGAAAGAGACATCTAAATCTAATATTAGAGAGCCTGTTCTTTGTTCTCGTTTCATTCCCATATCTTTGAATATATTTTTATGACCTGGTTTAATAATAGTTGGATTATCCATATTATTTAATCGTAATTTCTTACCATTTATATGTACAAAATCTACCGAAAATCCACATAATGCTTCTTTTAGTGAAATAGTTTTTTTATATATTAGGTCTAATCCAGTTCTTATAAATATGGTATCGTTTTGAACACGAACACCTATCTTAATATCACCTTTTATTTCGGGTGTAATATGACCTTTATCTACAATTTGAATAATCTCATTATTATCAATACCCTGTGGTATGGTTACATATAGTGTTTCTACTTCATTTACTTTCGTACCATTAGATAGTGTCCATCGTTCAATCTCAATTGGAACAACACAACCCATATAGCTCTGTTCTAATGTAATTTGAATATTTTTTACAATAGGTTCTGGTTTACGTATTTGTCTATGTTGTCTGCCGTTTATATTCACTGGAATTCCCCCATGAAATACTCTTATATTAGGATTACCACCCATATTTCCCATTCCACCGTTAAACATCATATTGAATATACCATTAATGTCTGGAAATTCCCCCTGTCCTGACATATTATGGAACTGAACACCACCGGGTTGACCACCCATATCATATGTTTGTCGTTTTGCACTATCACTGAGAGTTTCATATGCTTCGTTTATTTCTTGAAATCGGGCATTTGCATCCTCATTTGGATTCCTATCCGGATGATATTTCAATGACATGGATCGGTATGCCTTTTTTATTTCTGTATCAGATGATTTTTTATCAATGCCGAGTATATCATAATAAGATGGTTTTGACATAATATAATATGAATACAACTATAATTTTTATATAATAATTTGAAAACAATATATAAATATTTTTACGAAATATTCTAATGTCAGATAACAATCAATTCCAAGATACATTTATTACCAAATATAAACCCTATTTTATTGATGATTTTACCATGGAGTCTAATATAGTAAAGACAATTCAAGTATTAATAAAATCGGGTAATTTAAATACATTGTTTATTGGTAATCCCAGCTCAGGGAAAACAACATTGCTGTTTGCTATCATTCGTGAATATTATCAATTGGATAAGAATTCACCATTGCCTGATAATAATATTATGTTTATTAATAATCTAAAAGAACAAGGTATTCAACATTTCAGAACCGAAATGAAAACATTTTGTCAATCGAGTAGTGCAATATATGGTAAAAAAAAATTAGTAATTATTGATGATCTAGATAATATAAATGAACAAAGCCAACAAGTATTTCGTAATTATATTGATAAATACAAAAGAAATGTATGTTTTGTATCAGTTTGTACCAATATTCAAAAGGTAATTGAAAGTATTCAATCTAGACTACATATTGTGAAATTGCCGAACACAACTAGCGGACAAATTAAAGATGTTATGTTACGTATTATTCACGAAGAGCATATTGATATTAGTGATGATGCTATCAACCATATTTTAACCATGTCACAATTATCCATAAGAAATATGATTAATTATATTGAAAAAATATATATTTATGGGAAGTCAGTTGATTTAAAGATATGCAAAATGATATGTTCTAATATATCTTTTCAAAAATTTGAAATGTATATTGACAACCTAAGCCAAAACAATTTGAAAGAATCTATCGCAATATTATACAATATTTACGATTATGGATACTCTGTTATTGATATATTGGATTTCTTCTTCGTCTTTACAAAACAAACTGAAATGATTAGTGAAGATACAAAATACAAAATTATTCCTTATATTTGTAAATATATTACGATCTTTCATGATATACACGAAGATGCTATTGAACTTGCTCTATTTACAAACAATATTATTCCTATTTTTCAAAATGTATAATTGGATCACAATGATATAGATAGGTAATGTTTTACTTCAATAATGTCAGATTCTAAAACTGAAATTATCGATACGACCAACTTGGATAGTGTTGTAAAATCCATCTTGCATAAATTTACTCAACGTGCAACGTTTGGAAAACAGAAATACGGTACGGATTTGGATCGTAAAGACTTATCTACAATTCAATGGATTGAACATGCACAAGATGAATTAATGGACGGCATATTGTACTTAGAAAAATTAAAACAAGAAACTACTACTACTGTACTCAAATAGTTCCACGTTTAGCAATATAATAATCTATATAATATATACACACCCCCCTAGTTTATGTCATCCCAAATATTCAAACAGCCTATTCCAAAAGATATTCTATATAATTTATTAGATGAAATATCACTGAAAACCGCAAATTATTATATGGTTGATATGAATGCCTTTCGTAAAATGCAATTCAAGAACCTATGGGATAAGTTCTCTTCCGATATATTACCATATTATCATTTGGGAAAACAATATTATGTTACAAGAGATATTACATATAACTCATTTACTACTATAATTAGACAAATATGTAAATATAATGCAGTTATGTTCTCTTCTAAAATTAAATACAATGAATCCAAATATAACATCAATTATCATATTTATTATTAGTGTGATCGGGAATAAAAATCTATAATGATACTATATATCGGTTCGTATTATTATGTTATTTAGTTCAAAAAAAATCTCACATTATGCATTAACCATTGGGGTCATTGTCGTCGCTAGTTATTTTGCGAATATTTTGAAACAACCTTTTGAAACAAATGATGAATATGATTTAATAAGAAAATATTTATTGAATGATTCTCCACTATATGGATATAATCGCCCAAAATTATGGATACATTCTAAATACGAAATCAATTCTCGTAAGTGGAAAGATTTTTATTCACGTAACTCAACTGATTTGAACCAACCCTATTTACATTTGACTATTAAAACCATTTTAGACCATTGTGCCGATGATTTTAATGTATGTCTTATTGATGATAAGTCATTTAGTAAGTTAATTCCTACTTGGGATATTGATGTATCCACTGTCGCCGAACCTATGAAATCATCTCTTCGTGAGTTAGCTATGTTAGAGCTTACCTATTTTTATGGTGGTATGGTTGTTCCTAATTCTTTCGTCTGTAAACAGAATTTAAAGCCTATGTATGAAAATGGCATTGCAAACGGAAATCCATTTGTTGTTGAAAATATTAATCGTAGTGAAAATGTCCTCTCTTCTTCACAAAAGAAGTTATTTGCACCAGATACTTACTTTATTGGAGCAAAAAAGGATGATGAAACTATAAAGGCATTTGTTGAACAGTCTAAAAAACAAAACAATGACCCTCATTTTACCAGTCAATTCAAATTTCAAGGTAAAATGTCTAATTTCTGTCTTTCCGCTATCAATGAAAATAAAATGAACTTACTCGGCGGAGAACTTGTCGGTATTAAAACCGAAGATAATAAGCAGATTTTATTAGAAGATTTGATGGAAGAAGCTTATATCAAGTTCCATCCTGATTGTTATGGTATTTATATTCCTGCTGATGAAATACTCAGACGACCCAAATATCAATGGTTTGCTGTTATGCCATCAGAAGACTTATTAAAAACCAATATGATTATTTCAAAACACTTACTTGATGCCATCTCGGATAATGTAGATGAGTATAAACTAAATACTGAATTGCGTAGTGTTGTTGCCATCTAAATACAACATATTAAATAATAAATATAAACATATACGTATTATTTAACCTATATACACAGATTATGAGTTCAGACAATTTATTCTTGTTACCACTTGAAGAACCTGAACCAAATATTATAGAGGACCAAGCCAAATCTATACAAACGGTCATTGCATTATACGACAAATACAGTCAAGATCCATATATGTTACAGAAAATCAACTCCTATATATGCGGTCAACTTCCTAATATTTTTGAAAATATGAAACTTAATCATTATCAACGTACGTTACGTATTGAAGAACTCACCACTGAACAAGATGCATTTATTCAAACATTTCTAACCAATAACCAATACTTTTACGTATCTGCTACCGATAAATACTTCTATTATGATGGTATTCAATACCAGTTAATTAGTGAAGATGATATTTTGCACAAGGTTTTATCCACCATTAGTAATGGACGTAATTTAATGTCTTGGAAACAAAAAACCAAGATTAGTATTATGAAACGTATTCGTGATAATAGTTTGGTAAATTCTATTCCAGAATCTGAAACCATCCAACGTGTTTTGGATACTTTATTTCCATCCATATTTGCTACACGGAATGAAGCAAAATATTTTCTTACCATTATTGGTGATAATATCCGACGTAAAAACAATGGACTTATCCATTTCATTTCACATATATCTAAGAATTTTCTACGTGAGTTGAATGCAGCATGTCAGTTTGTATTAGGATCCAGTTTACAACAGACATTCAAGCATAAATATTATGACCATACATATAGTGAATGCAGAATGGTGAATATTAATAATAGTATTAAATACGAACATAGTTGGACTAATATAATCAACCAATATGCTCTTGACATCATATGTGTTGCATGTCATTATTCCACCCGTTATGACTCATCTGATGATTATTTAATCAAATATGGTAATAATGATGAGTTAAACCAGTCGGTGTTTTATTTAAAAGACAAAGAACCTGCCGATTTGGTCAATGATTTTATTGAAACTTATTTGGATATTCATACCAATTCCATTGATATTGCCAATACCAATATTATTGATGCACAGGCAATACGTGGAACTCAAATTTCCTGGAAAAATATGCAATATTTATGGAAACATTATTTAGATAATTGTGGATTACCTTCTGTTATGTTTGTACAAACACTGAAAACCATACTTACTGATAAATTATCTATATATTACAATGATGAACATGAATTGTTTATAGGTATATGTAGCAAACATTTACCCGCTATACAAACGTTTCTTCAATTCTGGGATGAAACTATTATTCTGGATGAAACTGAAACTGATTTTGAGATTGATGAAGTAGTTACTCTCTTTCGTAAATGGTGTGATGTCAATTCCAAAAATATCAATGCGATTAACGATAAACAGATTTTAGATTTGATTGCTTTCTTCTTTCCTGGTATTGAAATTGAACGAGATAAGTTTTTGGCTGGTATTAGATGTTCTCTTTGGGATAAACAAATGGATATTCAGATCGCTATGGATAATTTAAAAGAAATGTTCAGAGAAAATAATGCGATTTCTGGTCGGGCTATCTCTCCATCCATTAATCGTAATATTGCCATTTATGACGCATATCTGTTTTATTGTAAATATTATTCTAATTTACCCGATAAAATCGTGAGCAAAGCCTATTTTGAGAAATATGTTTTTGACAATGTAGCTAACTATATTATTGATGACAAATTCATTTCAGTTGATTGGTATGTTGTTTAAGAATAATAATTATATTGTCCTATTATATAATTATTTCTATTAATGGCACAACAAGAGCCGTATGATTTTCAATTGGCTTTGAACGACGCCGCAAGAACCGTCCCCCAACAAATTATTATTGAACAAGTACACGATGAAATATGGGCAATGAAACCTGGTACTATAAATAAACCACAAGGCAAAATTGAAAATACGACTGCAAATGCTACAATAAATATTTCTAATGATAGTGTTATTAATCTCATAAATATAAATGGCGAATGTATTGATTCCGATGATAAAACAAACTCACCCGCTTATGCTTTTCCAAATAATATGGATACTGCTATTATACGTGATTGTTTTCGTGGAGTTGGCGTTCCAGGTTTAAATAATGTATTTGATCAAGCTACATCCTCACTTGATAGTTTTATTAATTATCATTCTACTACTGGATTAAAAAATCCAATGTCAATGTTAGGACCAGGTGGATTGGGACAACAATTGCTAACTAAGACGCCATCAGTTAATAGACTAGTCTATACCGCCTACTTTAATTACGATTTATTAATGTTTGCATATATTTATCAAACTATAAACACGCGCGTCGTCAAATATGTTGACAACTTATATACGAAAGCAGTAGCTGCGATGACACAAACGCCACAAACGCCATCAAATCTATTAACTCCCACCGAAATAAAAGAAATAAATGTCATCAATTTAAATTATTTATGGCAACGTACACTTGATTTTTGTAAATCTGCCATAGCAAACGATAATGTATTGAATGGAAATTTGAA